AATAAAATACTATCAAGATTTGGTAGAAAGGTTATTATAGCGTACATTTGTCTAGACTTATTTTTAAGTTTGTTATCATTGTTCAAGAGAGAGTGTCCTTAGGGATGCTCTTTTTTTTTGTTATTATTTTGTTAATTAAATATTTTTATGTAGCTTTGGTAAGAATTTAAATGATAACTATATGAATTTACTACACAGACTCAAGCCAGAGTACGTTAAAAGGCTAAACCAAAAATCAGATGACTACACAGAGTTAGTATCTAATACTCTTATAGCTTTAGAAAATGAGCAGTATGTATCACAGCTAAAATACTATGTTATAGTAGACTTGCAGTTTTTACTAAATAATCCAACAAGTCCTTATAATTTTTTTAGAGATGACTCATAGTGAAGATATAAAGAGAGTATCTACTCCAGAGACAATAGACTTTTTAAATGCTAGGGTACAAGCTCTAGAAAAAAGAGTCAGACTACTAGAAGCTAAGCTAGAAGTAGAACAACAAAGAAACCTATATAATAACCTTTAATATTTTAATTTATGAAAAACGGTAGGATTAAGTACATTGATACTAATGGTCAGTGGAATGGTATGAACAAGTACCTAGTAACTTTTGCAGATGGAGAGGCTTACACTTTCTTTGCAAAGGGAGATTTTAAAGCATCTATTGGAGATGAGATTAAGTATACAGTCTCTAATCAGCAGATGAAAAATGCTAAACTAGTTAGAGATGACTACTCTAATAAAAGTTATAGTAATAACTCTAGTAGTAATACTAGCAGTAAGGATAGTATACAGACTTCAATTATTAAGCAAACTTGTATAAAAGCATCCTCAGAGCTTCACGCTTCAAGAGGTACAAGTGATGTGCAGTCTGTTATAGAAGATGCAGAGATAATGTTTAACTGGATAACTAAATAATTATGAAAGATATAGAATTTTTAAACTTCCTATTCCCTAGAAGCTCTAAGCTAGATTTTATAGTAACTAATGTTTCTTTTAATGCTAAAGAGATGGTAGAGTGGATAGAAAAAAACAAGGATAAAGCAGAAGCCAATAAAGGATACTTACAGTTTGATGTATTAAGAGCTTCAAAAGATCCTAATAAGTTTTATGCTAGAGTGTATGAGTCTCCTAAAAAAGAGCCTGTAACAACTAAAGAGCATATGCCAGATAGAGAAAGTGCTGATTTGCCCTTTTAATTTGGATTGTTTAACTTGGCTACTCTTAACTGGGTAGCCTTTTTTTTGAATTATGATAATAAACTACAGTGAACAACTAGAGAAACTAAGACAGATTAGAAATGGTAGTGTTAAAGAGGGATTAAAATTAGATATTCCATCTATAGATGAGTATTTGAGATTCAAGCCTAAAGGTTTTAATGTAATATTAGGACAGGCTAATGTAGGTAAGACCTCAGCAGTACTATTTTTAATGCTATGCTATACACTAAAACATAAAAAGAAGTGGCTAATATTTTCTAGTGAAAATCAGCCTCATAGTATAATAAGAAAGCTAGTAGAGTATCTAGCTAAAAAACCTATCCACTTAGTAGAGGAGGAGCAGTTTATAAAATGTACTGACTTTATAGATGAGTACTTTAAGATTATAGACTCAGAGAAGCTATATACATATAGAGACTTAATAAACTTAGGAGTACAGTATAAAAATGCTTGGGATTATGATGGCTTTATGATTGATCCTTATAACTCTTTAGCTAAGGATGAGAAGTTAATGAAGAGTTTAGGTGGTCACGAGTATGACTATCAAGCTACTACAGAGTTTAGACTATTCTGTAAAAATCATAATGTATCTATATGGTTAAATGTACACGCTAATACAGGAGCTATAAGAATGTTACATAGAGTAGACCATCAGTATGCTGGTTATCCTATACCTCCTATGGCTAGTGATGTAGAGGGTGGAGGTAAGTTTGTAAATAGAGCTGATGACTTCTGGGTAGTACATAGATATATACAGCACCCTAGTGATTGGATGTATACTCACATCCACGTTAGGAAAGTAAAGGAAGTAGAGACAGGAGGTAAGCCTACTAGTATGGATGAGCCTATACAGTTAAGGTCTATGAAAAATAATGTAGGCTTTGAAATAAATGGACAGCCTGTGATTAGAATGATAAGTGAGGATGTGAAAGCTAAACAATTCTTAAAAAAAGTATGAAAACAGTAAATAGTTTAAGTGGAGGTAAAACCTCAAGCTACATAGCTAAACACTATCCAGCAGATTATAATGTATTTGCTTTAGTTACCACAAGTGATACTAAGTGCATCTTCCCAGATCAAAAGATAAGACAGATAGTAAGTGATAGAATAGGTAGAGAATTTATAGGAACTTTAGAGGAGGATGCTATAATTTATACTATGCTAGACTTAGAGCAGTTTATAGGTCAAGAGATTAACTGGATTACAGGAGATACTTTTGATGATGTAATTATAACAACTAAAAAAAATACTAAGTACTTACCTAATAAAGTAGCAAGATATTGTACTACTCAATTAAAGACTATACCTATATTAAAATGGGTAAAAAACAATATTGACAGTGATATTTATATGAGATTTGGATACAGAGCTAATGAAACTAATAGAGCTAAAAAAATGCTAAGTAAAACTGATGCTGATGGATTTACTTCTGTTAAAGCTACTTTTGATAAAGATAAAAATGATAGAAATATATGGAATGTATATAGATATTGTAAACCTCAATTCCCTTTAATAGAAGATAATATATACAAAGACCATATAGAGAAATACTGGAAAGATAAGCCAGTTAGATTTGCGTACTTAAATAACTGTGTAGGATGCTATTGGAGAAGTCCACTTTTACTAAAAAAGATGTACAATAAACATCCTAATAAAATGCAGTGGTTTGCAGACCAAGAAACTAAAAACTCTACTTGGAGAAGTGATGTAAGGTATGAAGATGTTATAAAATGGAAAACACAGTTAGAGCTTTTTGAGGATGATTTTAATGAGTGTGATAGCGGATACTGTGGTTTGTAAATAAATGTTAAAAAAATTTCGTAGCTTTAAGAAAAAATTAAGCTATGATTTTATACATACTAACCAGCTTTATAGTTTTATTACTATTTTTGATTGCCTATACTGATAAACACAGACCTGTAATACAATTTACTATTATTACAGGTTTTGGCTTTTTATTCCTATATGATGAAGAGTATAAGGAAGAGGGGAAGCAAGTTATATACCAGTTAATGCTTGGGGTACTATTAATATCTTTATCCTATACTAGAGATGCTGAGTAAACTCTATAAATATCAGAGACTCTGGATAGGCTATGTTATGGACTTAGGCTGTAATATAGATACTGCAAAAGATATTGTACAGGAGTTTTATATAAAAATGATAGGTAAGGATTACTCTTATGATGAGAATAGTCCTAATTTCTATGGGTGCTATGTTATTCTTAGGAATATGGTTTTTGATCTTAAGAGGAAAGAAAAAAAGATAGAGCTTCTAGACTTAGACTATCTACCAGAGTGTGAAGATGAGGAGTATACAGAGCCTAATAATGTACATAAGATGGAAGCTATCACTAAGTGGCTAGAGTCTAACTATATTGATTATGATGGAGAGGACTTAGACTATGATAGTGAGGTACTAAAAAAGATATACTATAAGACTATTTATGAGGAGGTCTTTGAGAATGGTAAAAAGATAGCTCAGCTTAGTAGAGAGACAGGGATAAGTTACTATTCATTATACAATACAGTGAGACATATTAAAAAACAAATAAAAGAACAATGAAAGTATTAGAATTATTTGCTGGTAGCAGAAGCATAGGTAAAGCCTGTGAGAGCTTAGGCTATGAAGTTTTTAGTAGTGATATAACAGACTTTGGAGGTATAGACTATGTGGTAGATATACTAGAGTTTGATGTAAGTAAAGTACCTTTTAAGCCAGATATTATATGGGCATCTCCTCCTTGTACTACTTATAGTGTTGCAGCTCTTGGTAGACATAGAAATGGTACAGAGCCTAAAACAGAGTTTGCAGAATTAAGTGATAAAATAGTACAAAAGACTTTAGAAATAATTAAGAGCTTTAATCCTAAATATTACTATATAGAAAATCCTAGAGGTATGCTAAGAAAGATGCCTTTTATGTTAGGACTTCCTCGTACTACAGTATGGTACTGTAAGTATGGAGATACAAGAGCAAAGCCAACTGATATATGGACTAATAACCTATATAGTATTTTTAATGTAAATGGCTGGAGTCCTAGACCAGAGTGTAAAAATGGTAATGAAAACTGCCACCACGATAAGCAACCGAGAGGATATAATGCAAAGAAACAAGCTGGAGCTTTAGGTAAAGGTACTCAAGGTTTAGCTAATAATCACGAGAGAAGCAAGATACCAGAAGAGTTATGTTTAGAAATATTAAATAATAGCAAATGAAAGTAGGGACAATATTAGAGAAGATATTTAAAGCTACAGGAATACAGTGGATAGTAAAAAAGATTTGGGGAGAGGACTGTGGCTGTGAAGAGAGAAGAGATAAACTAGATAATTATTTTAAAAGAAAATGACTTTAGAACAATACAATAACTGGGAGCAGTTTAGAAATAAAGAGGGGAACAAAGTAACCTCTAAAGAGTTTGAGATGATAGCTAGGTACTACTCAGAGGTATATAAGAGAAAATATCAAAAACCATCTTGTACCTCTTGTAACTTCAAAACATACCAGAGGTGGATTAATGAACTTAATAAGCACTTTGAAAGCATACAAAAACCAACTGAATGAATATAGTAGAGAAATATGAGAAAGCTACCATAGGCTTACTTAATCTAGATGGATGGAAGTTAGAATGGTGTGGGAATGAGAATACCTTTTATGATGCACGTGGATATACTCCAAAGGGTTTAAAGACTGTTGTAGAGATGAAATTTAGAAATAAGTACTATGATACCAAACTACTAGAGAAAGCTAAATACGATAAGCTAATGAGCTTAGAAGAGGATGTAGTTAAGATATACTTTGTCAATGATCCTAAAGGTAATTATCTCTACTGGCTAAATACTCTAGAGATGCCTAAGATAGATGATAAGGACTGTCCTAAGACTACTATGTGGGACAGGAGCAAAGTAAAAAAAGAAGTATATATGCTCACAGAGTCTCAAGCTACTCTTATAAATAGGTATGAAGAGGATGAGCCTAGAGTATGGGATGAGTACTTTAAAAAGAAGTAATTGTTAATTAATTTGGAAAGTTATAAACAATTTACTATATTGCATCATATTAATTTTAAAACAAGATAACAAAATGAAAAAATTAGGTAATAATGATATTATCGAAATTGCAAATGTAAAACTTGAACTTGGTTATTCAGAGTCAAGAGTTTGTGATTGGGTATTTGAAATGTGTGAAAATGACAAAAGAGCTTTGATGTTATTGAAATATATTTTAAAAGCAGATGAAGTTTATATAGGGTATTAATCTTAAAAGGGTTATGCCCTTTTTTTTATTATGAATATACTAGAGAAACAACTATTTGAAGCAAACTTTGAGGCTATAGCTAATCAGTTTGTAAAATGGAAAGAGGCAAAGCCAGATAACAAAACACTAGACTCTTTAGCTAATAGCCTTTATGAGATGTATACCTATACCAATTCTTTAGAGATTAGAGAGATGGTACTAGAGAAGCAGAACAAAAAGCTAAGAGATGATAACTTTAACTTAAGATTGAATGATGACAGAAGTAAGACTAAATGATGTAACTCTATGGGTAGAGTATGACTTTAATGAGGGAGAAGAGCAAACCTATGACTATGTAGGCTCAGCTCCTAGTATAGATTTATACTCAGTATTTGTAGGTACTCAAGATATCTATAACTTATTAAATGTTATTCAATTAGAAGAGATAAAAGATTTATTAATTAAAAACCATATAGAACAATGAAACACAAAGTACTAAAAACAGGATTACACTGTATCACAAACAAAAAAGGTAGAGTATATGTCTTTACAGAGAATGAATACCAGCACTTAACTTGGTGGAACTTAGTAAGACTTAGATATGAGATTTAGACTACCAAAACCAATAAGAGATTGGATTAGATCTAGAGAAGTAGAGGAGAACTGGGTAGAAGTATCTGAGTGCTGTTTTGCTGATAGATGGATGGATACTGATGTATGTGAGTCCTGTAAGGAGCATACTGAATTTATGGAAGTAAAATTATGATTATAGTAGGAGTATTAATTGCTTTAGGACTATTTTTTATAGTAGTAGAGCTTAAAAGAATAAACAATGAGTAAACAAATTTATATAGACAAAACTGTATCCCTATGGGGAGGTAATAATGGAGAGGTTAATATGGAGCTAGAGGATGGCACTGTATTAACTTTTTATGCTTTTGAGTTATTTAGAGACTTACCAAGTATTACTGAGATTACTTTTAATGAGGTAGCAGTAGAAAAAGAAATGCTTAGAGATAGGTATAAAGAATTAGCTAAATTTATAACAAAATGAAATTGAATTTAAGAATAGACTATTTAGGAAAGAAAGAAAGTAAAGGGGATACTGAGAAAGATATGTATCATCTAACCTTTAAGACTTACAATGCTGAGATCAGTGGTAAGTTTGAGAGAAGTGAGATAAGGCACTTAATAGAGAAACTAGATAATGCTATAGTATGAGAGCCACTTATAAACACTATGAGAATGGTAAGGGATATGATGTAATAGACTTTATCCAAGACTACAAGCTAAACTTCAATAGGGGTAATGCTATCAAGTATTTAGTTAGAGCTTCACACAAAGGAGCAGAGGAGCAAGATTTAGAAAAAGCTATAGATTATATACAAAGAGAGTTAGAGTATATTAGAGAGGCTAAAAAAGAATATAATCCTCCTTACTAATGAAAAAGAATAAACTAAACCAGTTACAAAGAATAGCTAGACTAGAGAGACTTCTTACTGAGATGTATCTTAAAGTAGAGGCTGTAAAAATAAGAATAGAAAAAATAGAGAACAATGGAGATAAAACTACTGGATAATACTATCCACGAACAAAGTGAATTAATAGACAATGCTTACTCAGATGAGTTTTACTATGGCTACTTAGGTAAGACAGCTTTCTCATCTAGTAATTTAAAACTACTTCTAGATAGTCCTAAAAGCTATCACTATGCTATGACCTATGGGAATGAGTCTAGCTCCCAAGCTCTTCGAGATGGGTGGTTATTTCATACCTACCTACTAGAGCCAGAGAAACTAGAGGATATTGTATTTGTAGATGTACAGAGTAAGAATACAAAAAAGTTTAAAGAAGCTAAGGCAGAGTATCCAGATGTATTTACAGCTAAAGAAAGAAATGACTGTGAGAGGCTAGTAGATGCAATGAGTAAAAACTCTAGAGCTATGGAGCTGATGAGAGATAGTAGAACTGAGATACCAGCAGTAGATAATCTTTTTGGCTATCCTTTCAGAGCTAAGGCTGATATCCTAAAGAACTCTGGAGGTATTGTAGATTTAAAAACAACTATTGATGTAAGAAACTTTGATAGATCAGCTTACAAGTTTAGATACTTCCTACAAGTGTATATCTATTGTAACCTCTTCAAGTGTAGTTATAAGGACTTTAAGTTTTTATGTATAGATAAGAAAAATCTAGATATAGCTGTATGGGATGTTTCTAAGGAGTTTTATGAAGTGGGAGAGGAGCAAGTACAAAGAGCTATAGAAATATATGAAGAGTACAAAAGAGAGGACTTTGATGTTAATGACTTTACTATAACAGGAACACTATGACAAAAAAAGAATTATTAGAAATAGAGAAAGAACAAAGAGAGATTGGTAAAAGTATTTATAAAGCACTAAATGAAATGATGCCAGAGGGATTAGAGGGAGGAGCTATATACTGGACAGAGGGACTGTGGATATATCCAGATGGTACAACTGAATACTTATAATATGACAGAGAGACAACTAAAAGACCTAAACTATATAAAAGACAGAATAGAGTTTTACAGTGGTTTAGATATAAGAAAAAAAAGCAGAGAGAGAGAGTATGTATATGCTAGGATGGTATTCTGTAAAGTAATGAGAGAAGAGTTTTTAATGACTATGAGTGCTATAGGAAAGTACTTAGGTAAGTCTCACTGTACAGTAGTACACTATATGAAAAACTTTGAAACTATAGAAAAATATGAGTACAACTATAATAAGATGTATAACTATATACTATTAGAAATGAATGCAGAGCATATGTTTATAGGTACTAGCTTTATGGGTAAGAAGAGAGACATAAGTAAAGATGTTCTAGAGGTTAATGATAAAATACAAGAAGCTGTAAGATCAGCAGTTAAAGAAGCAGTAAAAGAATATAGGGGTATAACTAGTGAGGTATAAAAAATAAAAAAATTTCGTTATATTAATATGATAGACAACAGAATCCGACATACTAAAGAGAGTTTACTAAATGCCTTAGAGCAGTCTTTAGGAGTAGTTACTACAGCTTGTAAGAGTGTAGGGATACATAGAAGCACCTTTTATGAGTACTACAATAATGATGAGGAGTTTAGACAAAAGGTAGATGATCTAAACAATGTAGCAAAAGACTTTGTAGAGTCTAAGATGTTTGAAAATATTAGAGATAATGATAGTGGACTAATTAAGTTTTATTTAGCTACTAAAGGTAAGGACAGGGGTTATGTACCTAGAAATGAGATAGCCACAGATGGAATGCCTACTAACTTTCAAATAGAGATAATTGACTCCACTACAGAAGATAAAGACTAATGTAGTTTTTAAGCATCTACAAAATTCTACTTCCAAGATAACCATAGAGCAAGGTGGTACTAGGAGTGGTAAGACCTACAATATACTTTTATATATCATCTTTGACTACTGCACCAACAATACAGGTAAGACAGTAACTATATGTAGGGATACATTCCCAGCTCTTAGGTCTACAGTGATGAGGGACTTCTTTGAGATACTTAAAAATAATAACTGCTACTTTGAACAATTCCATAATAAGTCAAGCTCTGAGTATAGACTCTTTGGGAACTTAGTAGAGTTTATTAGTGTAGACCAGCCACAGAAGATTAGAGGTAGAAAGAGAGAGCTACTATTTTGTAATGAGGCTAATAGCTTAGACTTTGAAACTTGGCAACAGCTTATATTTAGAACTCAAGAAAAAATCATAATTGACTATAACCCTAGTGATGAGTACCACTGGATATATGATAGAGTAATACCTAGAGAGGACTCAGAGTTTTTTAAGACTACCTATATAGATAATCCTTTTTTAGATCAAACTATTGTAGATGAGATAGAGAGACTAAAAGAAACAGATGAGCAGTACTGGAGGATATATGGACTAGGAGAGAGAGGGTTTAGTAAGGCTACTATATTCCAATACAATGAAGTAGACAGCATACCAGAGGATGCAGAGTTTGTGAGCTTTGGTTTAGACTATGGCTATACTAATGATCCTACAGCACTTATAGGAATTTGGAAGAGAGACTACAGCTTATACTTAAAAGAGTATGTCTACCAGACTATGATGACAGGAGCAGATATACATAAGAAGCTAAGAGAGATAGGAGTAAATAGAGAAATAATCTTTGGAGACTCAGCAGAGCCTAGACTAAATGATGAGCTGAGGAGAATGGGATGGAATATAAAAAATAGTGTTAAGGGTAGGGACTCAGTAAATGCTGGGATAGACCTACTTAAGAGATACAAAATAAATATACTTAAAGATAGCCATAATGCTATACAAGAGTTTAGGAACTACAAATGGGTAGAGGATAAAAGTGGTAAACTGACTAATAAACCAGTAGATAAAAATAACCACTTAATTGATGCCTGTCGCTATGGATGTTACTCTATAATGAGTAGAGCAAACTTTGGTAAGTATGCTATCCGTTAAAAACTATAAATTTTACGTTATATTATTATGAAGCTAAAGATTAATGTACCTAATGATTTAGGAGAGATTAAGCTATCAGATTATGTTAAGTATCTGAAAGTGCTAGAAGTAAATGAAGATGATGCTAATAGTGAGGTGTTTGTCCATCAGAAAGTATTAGAGATATTTTGTGGAGTGCCACTAATAGATGCAGTAGAATACAGGATGTCTGATGTCAGAAAGGTAGTAGCTATAATTACTAATACCCTAAACAAACAGCCAGACCTAGTAAGGACTTTTAAACTAGGAGATACTGAGTTTGGTTTTATACCTAAGCTAGATGATATGACCTTTGGAGAGTATGTAGACCTAGATAGTAACTTAGGTAACTGGGATAATATGTACAAAGCTATGGCAGTACTATACAGACCTATAAAGCAAAAGGTAGGGGATAAGTATATAATAGAAGATTATAAAGGAGACCTGTACTATGATGCTATGATACATACTCCTATGGATGCAGTTATAAGCTCTATGGTTTTTTTTTACAATTTAGGGAAAGAATTGTCAGTAGCTATGATGAAATATTTGGAGGAGGGGAATCTGGAGGACTCGATGCTTTCTCAAACTTCTCTAATAAATGGGGATGGTATCAGTCAATACAAGCACTTAGCCAATTTGATGTAATGAGGATAGATGAGGTTACTAAGCTGAATATACATAAGTGCCTATATGCTCTAGCCTTTATGAAAGATAAAGCAGATTTAGAAATAAAGAATATAAAAAATAAGTTTAAATGACAGCAATTACTCACAGAGGAGCTATAGCCTATTATGATGTTATGGAAACCTTAAAAGACTTACTACTAGCAGATGTAAATGTTAATACAGTAACTAGAGGGGATATAACACAGGTTAATCTAAATAAGGCTGATATGTTTCCACTGTCTCATATAATGCTAAACAATGTATCTGAGAATGGTCAGACTATGACTTTTAGTTTAAGTATACTAGCTATGGATATAGTAGACTTTAGTAAAGAAGAGACTACAGATATCTTTAGAGGTAATAACAATGAGATGGATGTACTCAATACTCAACTAGCAGTACTAAACAAGTTTATACAAAAACTTAGAAAGGGTACTACTCATAGAGAGGGTTATCAAGTAGATGGTACTGTAAGCCTAGATGCTTTTAAGGATAGGTTTGAGAATGAATTAGCTGGATGGAGTGCTACATTTTCTTTAATAGTAATGAACAATATAGATATCTGTGAGGACTGATAACTTAAAAAAAGCACTAGAGAATATAAGAGACCAGATAGTAGAGGACTCTAAAAAGAACTTAGCGAATCAAGGTAAGACAGGGAATCTATATAAGAGCATAAAGGGTACACCTATAAAAGAAGATAAAGCTGGTATGTCCTTTGAGATTGAGATGGATGACTATGGACTCTTTCAAGATAAAGGGGTTAAAGGTAAAGATCCTAGTAAGGTAGTAGGAGGAGAGAAAGCTATAAGAGGACAGCAAGCTCCTAATAGTCCTTATAAGTTTGGGAGTGGTAATATGAGTGGCACTTTTGATAGCTTCTCTAAGAGTGTAGGGGACTGGGCAAAGTCTAGAAACTTTAGGCTAAGAGATGAGAAAGGTAGATTTGTTAAAGGTACTTATGAGACTATAGGAAAGATAATAGCTAGAAACATATACTACAGAGGATTAAAGCCTAGCTTGTTTTTTACTAATGCTTATGAGAAAGTGCAGAAAGATATGGGTAGCCAATTAGAAAAAGCCTTAAAACTAGATACAGAGAAAATGATAAAAATAAAAGCAGAGAAATGAGCAAAATAAATTCTAGAAGTCCATACTACATAAATATAACAGCTACTAATTTGAGAAAGGTAGATATGGAGTTATATGTATATACAGGAACTCAGACTACAGATAGAGACAATAAATTTACTTTAACCTCTTTTGCAATAAATGAGAATGTAACTTTTGAGATAGGGGAGATAGTAAGAGATTATCTTTTACAGACTTTTGATGGAGATTATGAAACTTTAAATGTTTGGGTAGATTATAGAACTAAACTAACTACAACAGTCTCACAGGTAGACTATGGAGAGTTTACTCAGTTAGTAGGTTTTGATGGATATGGTTATTATGAGAATGAAGCAAACCCACAGAATGATACAGGTCTACTACAGACTAACACTAAAATACTAAAACTAGATGATGCTCCAGCAGTAATACCTGTAGATACTTCTAAGGCTACACAGGTTACTTATGAAAAAGATGGAGAGCTAGTATATACTTTTGCAGTTAGTAGTAGTGTATATAGTGATAGACAGATTAAGTATGTTACAAATGGGATCAATGGTGCTGATGAGTATGAGGATAGAGTAATACAAGATGGAGGTACTTTTGAGGATAGTGTATGTCTACAAGAGTTTGTGAATGACTTTACTTTATTTGACTTTGATACTATTTATGTAGATACTACTGATGGTGTTATAAAGCTAACAGTAGAGAATATAGAGGAGTGTAAGTATCAGCCTTATAAAGTAACATTTGTAAATAAGTATGGAGCTTTACAGGATGTGTGGTTTTTCAAGAGGACTAATACAGTCTTAGCTACTAACAAAGAAGATTTTAAAAGAAACATTATAGTTAATGGTGCTTATGATAGAAGTAGACATCAGCAAAAAATATTAACTAAGAATGGTACAGAGAAACTAACTTTAAACACAGGCTTTTATCCAGAAGAGTATAATGAGGTATTTAAAGAGATGCAACTTAGTGAGGATTGCTGGATAGAGATAGACTCTAAAACACTACCAATTAATGTAAGCAGTAGTAGTTTAAGCTATAAGACTCACTTAAATGATAAGCTAATTAATTACACTATAGAGGTAGACTTTGCTTTTGATACTATAAACAATATACGTTAATGCAGATAATTGAACTTTATATAAAAGGATATAAGAGGTTAAATGGTGCAGTCAATTCTACAGCAGTAAATAAACTTATTGATAGCACTGCTAAATTTACAGAAACTATTGAGATAGGAGATTTAGTTACAAACCTAAAGACAGATAGCACAGCAACAGTAACAGCTATTGACAGTGATACTCAGCTAACTTTATCTATTGATATATTTACTACAACACAAGAGCCTTATAGAATTACAAGTGATTATTTTAGAGCTGATATGTTTAAAGATGAAAGTGTAGTAATTACTGATAGCCTATTAAATGTTAGAGATGTGGCTAAAGTATTTACACCTTTTTCTAAGCAGTTTAATCTTCCAGCCTCTAAGTTAAATAACAAACTATTTAGGCACTATGAGAATACTGATATATTAGATAGTTTTGATGCTAGATATAGGCACGATGCAATAATTAAACTAAATGGTATTGATTACAAAATAGGTAAGATACAGTTTAGTAGTGTACAATTAAAAAACAATAAAGCCTATTCATATAAAGTAACATTTTTTAGTGATACAGTAGACCTAAAAGAAATACTAGGAGATAGTAAACTGTCTGGTTTAAACTATGGAGATATAAGTGAGTTTATATACAGTCAAGCCAATATACTAGATATGGCTACTAAAGATGATGCTTACCTAGAAGCTAGTGGGGTTTTAAACAGCTCAGATATTAAAGTGCCTAATATACAGCATAGTAAAAATATGAGGTTTAGTAATAGTGGGTATAAAGATAATGCAACAGGAACTAGTTTAGAGTGGACTGATCTTAAACCAGCTATAAGATTAAGAGCAATTATACAAGCTATAAATAGAACATATCCACAAATTAATATAACAGGGTTTTTAGACAGTATACAGATACAAGATATTTATTTATGGTTACATAGAAACGAGGGATATATTACTAATTCTGTTGAGGGTGGTGGTGTTCAAGTAGTTAGTAATAGATGGGCTTTAGGTATAGATGATTATACACCTGTATCTAATGATGTTAGAGGGGTTTATATGGAGTATCCACCATCTAGAAACAGATATATTTTTTATGTAGATATTACACCGACAGATTTAACAGCTAGTTATGATGTTACAATAAAGAGAACTCTAACTGATACACCTTTAGCTACATTTCAAGGCTTAACAGGTGTACAAAATATAAATACAGGTTACTTCACTACACAGCATTATGGTTTTGGAGAGATAGACATAACAGTAGAAATACAATCTGAGAATACTCTATCTATGACTCATACAGTAGCCTTAAGGTATGAAAATAGAACATCAATTATTACTCCTTTCACACCTGAGTTTCAATCAACATATAACGCTGTAAATTCTGATGTTCAGAATACTTTTTATGTATCTAAACAAGTGCCAGAAATGAAAGTAATGGACTTTTTAAGCGGTTTGTTTAAGATGTTTAATCTAGTAGTCTTTAAAGAGGATAACAATATATTTACTGCTTTAGCTTCTCAATATATGAATATCGGCAACGCTTATGATATTACTAAGTATGTGGATATGGAAAGCTCAACACTAGAAAGGCTGTTTCAGTATAAAGAAATGGACTTTAGATTTAAAAGTAAAAAATCATTTTTAGTTCAATTTGCTGATGAGATAAATGGAGTACCTTTTGCAGAGGAAGATTATGGTAGTGAAGAGTGGGATGGTGGAGTATATAATCTAGAAGTGCCTTTTGAGAAAATGATGTATGAAAGGTTGAGTAATGAAACTACAGGAGCTTTATCTGATATTGGACAGGGTGCTATGATAGATAAAAAGTTTGAAGCTACAATAGGAGAGCCTTTACTTTTATGTATGGATTATACAGATAGCAATGGAGATTATGCAATAACAGGTACAACAGCAGATACTTACTGGAGACCTACTCAACTAACTTCTAATAACTGGGGTAATGATGTAAATGGTTTAGCTTTAAATTTTGGAGAGGAGATTGATGAGTGGCTACAAGTAAACCCTACTAATTATCAAAACTTATTTAGTGCTAATTACTTTGATTATGTAGATAGTGTTTTTGATAGACAGGCTAGAATGCTAAAAGTAAGTGCTTATCTACCTTTAAGTATAATCACTAAGTACAAATTAAATGATAGGTTTATAATAGCTAACAAGTCATATAGAATAAATAGTATAAAAACAAACCTACTAACTAATAAAACAGATTTAGAACTTTACAATAAAGAGGAGTTTGCAAGTCAGTTAGAAAATAGCCAAGTAGCTTATTTAGGTAGGGTAGCACAATTAACAGAAGCAACAAAAGGTACAGATTTTATTACTGTATCTTGGGATAGTGTAAGTGGTGCAACAGGGTATAATGTTTATTATAATGGTACTTTATTTAGTGCAGAGCCAAACACAACTACAACACTAAAAGTAAATGGTTTAGAGAGTGATACGTGGTACAATATAGAAGTAAGAGTTAAATACACTATTGATGGTAATGATGTATTCTCTTTTGATACAGGACTAACAGCAAAAACAGATTAATGATAAAAGATATTTTAGAAGCTCTAGAGTTTGACTTTAGAGGAGAGTACATAGATATAGCAAAGGGCAAATATAAAATGCCAGAAACTATAAAAGAGGGTATAGAACAAATTAAGAATGAGGTATGGCAGAAAAAGTAACAATAGAAGTAGATGCTAAAACTAGTGATGCAGAGAAATCTTTAGAATCTTTAAACAAAAACCTAGACCAAGTATCTAAGGCTGGAGATAAAAATAGAGAGGGGTTTGAAACTCTAGATGAGGTTACTGGTGGTTATGCTGGTAAGGTAAAAGAGCTATCTGGTAAAATATCTGGAGTAACTAAGGCGGCTGGATCTTTTATAAAAAGTTTAAAAGGAGTAAAGGGTGCGTTATTGGCAACTGGTATAGGAGCTATTGTTGTGGCTTTAGGTACAATAATTTTTTATTGGAAAGAAATTACTGAGTTTTTTGAGGGTGCTGAGGAATCACTACAAGACCAAGCTGATAGTCTAAGGGAAAGTTTAGGTTTGTTAGATGATCAATTAACCTTATTAAATTTACAAATAAAGATACTAGAACAACAAGGACTTAGCAGTAAGGAATTAGTAAAAGAGAAGAGAAAGTTAATAATACTACAACAAGAGGAGAATACACTACTCTTAGAGAAATTAAAACAGCAGTTAGAATTAGAGACCGCACAAGTTAGAGAGGTATCCTTTTTGGAGAAGTTAAAAATAAAAGCCGCTGAGTCTTTTGGTATTTATAGTTTAGCCGCTAAAGAAAGAGGTAAGGCTGTAGCTGGAACTGAGAAAGAAAGAGAGAATCTATTAAAGTTAGAGGAGCAAATACAAAAAGCTAAAGAAAGGAGTTTAAGTTTAGAGTTAGATTTAATTAACTTAGATAAACAAGAGACTAATAAAAAAACTAAGGCTGGAGATGATAAGGTTAAGAAAGAGAAAGAAAAAGCAGATGCTTTAGAAAAAATCAGACAGGGAGAGATAGATACAGAAGCAGAGAGAAGAGCAGAGGAGAAAAAGAAAATACAAGACCACTACAAAGAGCTAATAAGACTAGCTGAATTATATGAAGAGGATACCTCAGCTTTAAAGGAAGCACAGACTACAAAAGAAAAAGAGCTACAGGATAAGTTTGATAAAGAGGATGAGGCTAGAAAAAAAGCTAAAGAAGAGAAAAACAAAAAAGACTTACAAGAGGAACAAGATAGAAAAATCACACAGCTTGAATTAAATAAAGAGTTTGATAACTTAAAATTTGAAGAGCAAAGAGCTATAATTAATTCTAGAAAGGAGATACTATTAAATGATGAGTTATTAAGTGATGAGCAAAAACTAGAACTTAAAAGACAATTTTCAGAAGCTACTAAAAAAATAGATGAGTCTGAGAAAGACTTTAAGAAAGAACAATTAGCTGAAACTATGCAATTAATGGGACAGGTACAGGATCTTGTAGGTAAGCAGACAGCGGCTGGTAAAGCCTTAGGTATAGCTACAGCTACTGTAAACACTTTTGTGGGTGTATCGGAAGCCTTAAAGCAAAAGAGTACACTTCCATCTCCTTTTGATGTAGTGGCTAAGGTAGCGAATGTAGCTACTGTTTTAGCTAGTGGTTTAGGAGCTGTAAAAAGTATACAGTCTGTAAATATTCCTGGCGGTGCTGGAGGTGGTGGAGGTGGATCAGTACCAGCAACTCCACAGCCTAGAACTCCAAGCTTTAATGTAGTAGGTGCTACTGAGACTAGCCAATTAGCAGAAGCAATAGGAGAGCAAACTCAAGAGCCAGTACAGGCTTATGTAGTAGCTAATGATGTAACTACAGCACAGAGTCTAGAAAATAACATAGTAGAGGGAGCTACACTTTAACAAAATAATAAATAATAACGTTATAATAGTATGAGAATTGTAGAACTTATTATAGAAGAGGAAGAGGATAGCTTATTTGCTGGTATAGATGCGATTAGTATTGTAGAGCATCCAGCTATAGAGGAGAACTTTGTAGCACTTAATCAGCAAAAGGAATACAAACTAGCAGAAGCAGATACAGATAAAAGACTACTTACAGGAGCTTTACTGATACCTAATAAAACCATCTATAGAAAGGATGGAGATGATGAGTATTATATTTACTTCACTAGAGAGACAGTGAGAAAGGCTAGTGAGATGTTTTTAATGAATGGCTATCAAAACAATTCTACTTTTGAGCATAAGCTAGAGTTATCTGGACTTACTTTAGTAGAAAGCTGGATAGTAGAAGATGAGGTAAAAGATAAGAGTCAGATGTATGATATGGACTTACCTCTAGGAACTTGGGTAGGTACTATGAAAGTAACTAATGAGGAAGTCTGGAAAGATTTTGTAAAAACAGGTAAGGTAAAAGGTTTTTCTATCGAGGGGTACTTTGTAGAGAAGAGTAAAAAGGAAGAGTTAAGCAAAGAGATAGAAGCTGGACTAGAGCTACTAAAGATTAAACAGATGATCTTAGAAGCAGAAACAAATTTAGAGTCTTATACAGACTATCCAGAGAGTGCTAGTAATAATGCTAAAAGAGCGTTAGAGTGGGCAGAGAAAAATGGATGGGGTAGCTGTGGAGAGGCAACAGGCAAAAAAAGAGCCTCACAAATCGCAAGTAAATCTCCTTTAAGTAGAGATACAATTTCTAGGATGGCTAGTTATAAAAGACATCAGCAGAATAAAGATGTACCATACTCTGAGGGGTGTGGAGGATTAATGTGGGATGCTTGGGGAGGCACTTCTGGTATTGAGTGGGCAATTAATAAACTTAAAAAGCTAGATGAGAAATAAGAAAGACTTTAGAACTCCCAGCAGAACAAGTCCAAAGAATAGTAAAAGAGGATGTTTATGTAAAGATAACACTTACTCTAGAAAGTGCTGTGATGGTAGCCTACTAGCACAGGGTATAGGTAAAACTAAAGGAGAGGTTATCACTGGGGTTTGGTATGGGTATGTAATAGAAAATTGCTCAGATGCTCATACACATCACGTTCATATACACGATACACCTTTAGAGGTAGGTAAAACTTATTACTTAACTCTAGAGAATAATCATAATGAGTGTTATACAATTTTAGAGGAAAGTCAAGCAGAGGGTATACATATAAATACAGCTTCTGTTTCTTATGATGACTGTACACAATGTGAGGATGCTAATTAAAAATGCAAAAAAAAATATAAATACGTTATTTTATTATAATTCAAGTTATGACTATACAGGAAAGAATATTTACACAGCTATCTAAGACTAAAAAAGTAGATTTAGCTGGTGTTAAAGATTTAGAAACTAGAACTAATGGAGCTGAGTCAGACTTCAAAGTGTTTGATGATATGTTAGCTGATTGGGTTAATAGGTATTTAGATTTACAAAATGAAGTAAGTGGTTTAATTAATATGGGAGATATTGCTTCAAATAGCATTTCAGATTTAGAGTATTCTTTAGATGAATTTGGCACTAGTGCTGAAGATTTAGGTATTAATCCTTTTCAATTTGATGAATATACTAATGCAACATTAACAGTAGGAAGTTATCAGAATAACTTAGATAATATAAATGAAGTTTTAGATGTTGCTAAGTCAATGAAACAACTATAATATGAATACTAAAAATACAGTATTTAGTAGATTATTTGATGAGAAGCTACATAAAAGACTGTTAAAGTCAGAAGCTAAAAAAGTAGACCTGTCTTTAAGAGAGGATGTAGGTACTTCTGTAGAAGCTCTAGAAGAGATTGAGAACTTTGCAGAGCCTACTAACTTTGAGGGTGCTATCAATGAACTAAGTGATGCTTTTGATAGAGTCTTTGAGCTTACTAATGAATTAGAGAGCTATGTAGACCAGTTTAGAGGTCAAGACTACCCAAGTGTAGTAAGCAGAGCAGAAGATAGCTTAAATGCCTACAGAAATGGCTTAGATGAGTTAGGATTACCTTTAACTGATGATGCTATCTATTTAGAGGAGCTATTAACTAAGTGGAATGATTATAGAGATATATACAATACTTTGCCACTAGCAGAGGAACTAATTAATAAAGCAAAAAGTTTATAAAATGAATACAAAAAAAACAGTATTTAGCAAGATTGCTAAAGGGATGCCTAAGAAAAATGTTAAGCTAGGCTTAATAGATAACTTTAATTATGACTATCAGTATTTAGATGATCAAGCTGGATTATTAAGCTATTTAGCTTATGAGTGGCACGATGAAGCTTTTGAAGAGTATCGACAAGCTTGGATGAAATTAAATGATGAGTATACTCATAATGGGAGTGCAGTAGTAAGATTTGAAGATGTCGAGGGAGATATGCAATTATTACAAGAGATTAGCGTAAAAGCAGAAGAGCTTGGTTTAGATCCTAATGAAGTTTATGATACTTACGATGCTCACTTAGAACTAATAGAGTCTGTAAAAGAGGCTGATGATCAATACAAAAGAAATGAAATGCAGTTTAGAGACTGGAGTTAAAAATAAACATTAATAAATAAATAATTATGAAAACGACAGAGATGTTATCAAAGATTAAAGCTCTATTGAATGCTAATACTAAATTAGCTCAACAGACTTTAGACAATGGTACTATAATTGAAGCTGAGTCTTTTGAGTCTGGGCAGTCTATTTTTATTGTCACTGATGATGAGAGAGTAGCACTACCCATCGGAAGTTATAAGCTACAAAATGGAAGTACTTTAGTAGTAGAGGAAGAGGGTGTTATTGCATCTATTTCATCTGAGACTCAAGCTGAGGAAGAGGAAAAGAAAGAAGAGGTAATAGTAGAGGCTGAGGATGAAGTTATCGAGACAGAAGTACCAGAAGCAGTAGCTCCAGAAGTGGAAGCTATTGTAGAAGCAGTAGTAGAGGTGGTAGCACCAGCTATTGAAGAGGTTAAGGAAGAGCTTAAGAAACTCAAAAAGAAATTTGAGGATGCTATGCCTACTGAGGAAGAGAAAAAAGAGAAAAAAGAGGAAATGTCTAGAAAGTTTAAGCATAGTCCAGAAAGAAAGGCTAACAAAAAACAACAAGTAAGATTTTCTGAAAATAGAAATGAAACTATCCTAGATAGAGTATTAAGACAATTAAATAAATAATAAAAGAAATGAAAAAGACTAATCTTTATGCTGGTAATGGTAGTGTAAATACTATTACTTCAACGTACGCTGGTGAATTTGCTGGTAAGTACATCGCGGCGGCACTTTTGAGTGGAAAGACTCTTAATGATGGAGCTGTAACAATTAAACCTAATGTAAAATACAAAGAAGTTATTAAGAAAATCGCTTCTACTGGTATCGTAGCTAATGCTTCCTGTGATTTCACAGAGACTGCTGATGCTTTAACTCTAACAGAGAGAATCCTCGAGCCTACTGAGTTACAAGTAAACCTTGTTTTGTGTAAGGCTGATTTTAGAAAAGACTGGGAAGCGGTACAAATGGGATATTCTGCATATGATAACCTACCTCCAGCTTTTAGTGATTTCTTAATCGGTCACGTTGCTTCTAAAGTAGCTGAAAAGACTGAGCAAGATTTATGGGCTGGTGCTTATGATGGATCTAATGGACAGTTTGATGGCTTTACTACTCTTATGAGTGCTGATGCTGATGTAAATGATGCATCTAACTTAGTAGGTGGAGTAGCGGCTACTTCTTTTACTAGTGCAAATATTATCGAGCTGTTAGGAAACGCAGTAGACTCAGTGCCTAGTGCTGTATATGGTAAAGAAGATTTAACTATCTATTTGCCTACTGTCGCTATCCAAGCCTATATTAGAGCTTTAGGTGGCTTTGGTGCTTCTGGACTAGGAGCGGCTGGTACAAATGATCAAGGATCACAGTGGTACAATATGGGTAATGCTTTGGCTTTTGAAGGTATTAAAATCCAACACGCACCGGGTATGCCATCTGACCACTTAGTAGTAGGAGAAGCTTCTAACTTGTTCTTTGGAACTGGTTTGATGTCAGACCACACAGAAGTTAAGCTCGTTGATACAAGTGAGATTTTAGGAGACCAGAATGTACGTATTATTATGCGTTATACCGCTGGGGTACAGTATGGAATCGGTAGTGATTTAGTACTATTGACTCTTGCTTAAGAAATAGAATATTAACATATTAAGAGGGTGGGTTGGAATAGTCTTACCTACCCTTTTTCTTTAAAAAAAATAATAATATGGCTTGTAATTTATCAACTGGTCGTGCTTTATCGTGTAATGATAGCGTAGGAGGTATCAAGTCTGTATACTTTGCTGAATATGGAACTATGGGAACTCTTGGAGTTACTGCTGGAGAGGTTACTACTTTTGGTGGTACTCCAGACTTCTATGAGTTTGAGGTAAGAGGAGGAAACTCTAGCCTAGAGCAAACTATCACAGGATCGAGAGAGAACGGAACAGTATTTTATGATCAAACTCTAAATGTAACTTTGCAAAAATTAGATTTGCTTACACAGGAAGAGGTAGTGAAAATAGCTAAGGCTAGACCTCACGTTGTAGTTAAGACTTTCAATGATGAGTATTTAATGATTGGAGCAGTACACGGAGCAGATTTGACTGGAGGTACTATTGTAACTGGAGCGGCAATGGGCGATTTAACAGGGTTTACTTTGACTTTAGCTGGTCAAGAGACTCTACCAGCTTACTTTGTAGATAGCAGTGCTTTTGAGGCGTTAATTGACTCTACAAAGATTAATCCATAATAATATTAATGGTTATGTAAGAGGAGTACTTTATAGTACCTCTTTTTTTTTGCACAAATTTTAGTAATAGTACGTTATATTAGTATGAAGATTATAGGTACAGGAGGAACTAAGACTTTTAAAGTAATACCTAGACAGTATGTAGATGGTCAGATAGAAATAAAACTGACTAATGAAAGTACTGGAGGGGTAGTAACTGTATCAGCTACTGCTACAACAGACCACGATTATATGAGTTTTGAAGCTGTTTTTGGTACACTAAAAAAGGATGTATACTATACTATGGATGTATTACTTTTTGGTACTAGTACAGTGATATATAAAGATAAAGTATTTTGTACAGATCAAACTGTAGACCAGTCTAATAATGACTACTATACAGTAAATGAAAATGAATACACTACAGAGGATAGTTATGATAATGATTATATAATAATATGAGTATAAAAATCGTAAATTTAAGCACTTACACTACTCCAGAGATTAAGGAGCATAAGAATGATATGTGGGTGTCATATGGTATAGATAATAATTACTACCAGTTTTTAATAGATAGGTATAATGGAAGTCCTACTAACAATGCCTGTATCAATGGAATTAGCCAATTAATATTTGGTAAGGGGTTAGATGCTACAGATAGCAGTCAGAAGCCTAATGAGTATGCACAAATGAAGTCTTTATTTAAAGATAGCTGTGTCAGAAAATTATCTTATGATCTAAAACTTATGGGACAGTGTGCTATGCAAGTTATTTATAACTCTAATCACACTAAAATAGTAGAGGTAGCTCACTTTCCTATAGAGACTCTTAGAGTAGGTAAAGCTAATGAGGAGGGAGATATAGACTCTTACTATTATATGGCGGACTGGTCTGAGGCTAAACCTAATGATGAGCCAGAGAGATTTAGTGCTTTTGGTACTTCTAGTGATGAGATAGAGATTTACTGTGTTAAGCCTTATAGAGCTGGGTATTATTACTATTCTCCTGTAGACTATCAAGGAGGTATACAATATGCTGAGTTAGAAGAGGAGATAGCTAACTATCATCTTAACAATATTATGAATGGTTTGAGTCCATCGATGATGATATCGTTTAATAATGGTACTCCAGATGAAGAGACTCAAGAGATGATTGAGAATAAGATTAGAGATAAGTTTTCTGGAAGCTCTAATAGTGGGAAGTTTATCCTCGCTTTCAACGACTCTAAAGAGAATGAAGCTTCAATAGAGCCTGTACAATTAAGTGATGCTCATCAGCAGTATCAGTTTTTAAGTGAGGAGTCTATGCAGAAAGTTATGGTATCTCACAGGATTATCTCTCCTATGCTTTTAGGAATTAAAGATAAGACAGGATTAGGGAATAACGCTGATGAATTGGCTACAGCTTCTATCCTTATGGATAACACTGTAATTAAACCCTTTCAAGACCTTTTAATAGGTGCTTTTGAGGATATACTATCCTTTAATGATATCGTGCTTAATTTGTACTTTAAAACGCTACAGCCACTAGAATTTACAGACCTAGACAATGCTATGACTAAAGAGCAAGTAGAGGAAGAGACAGGGCAAAAGTTAAATACTCACTTAAAAGCTCCTTGCTGGGATGGATATGAGCAAATAGGTACTAAGATTAAAGATGGTAAAGAAGTACCGAACTGTGTACCTCTAGAGGAGATAGACAGAATGAAAGAAGACTTATATGAGGCTTTAGAGAATATAGAGGATGAGGACTTATCTGACTATGAGCTGATAGATGAGAGACCAGCTAATGAGTATGATGACCTTATACATAAAACTCTAAACTTTGCTAGTGTTGTATCTAGCAGTCCTAATAAAGTTAGTGAGCAAGATACTAGTATTTTAAAGATTAGATATAAGTATACTGCTGGTAGGAGTACTGCTGGAGAGAGTAGAGACTTCTGCAAAAAGATGTTATCTGCTAATAAGGTATACAGAAAGGAAGATTTAGATAAAGAAAGTAGTGATAATAGTGAGTTAGCGGCAAAGGGAGAGTCTACGTATAATATTTGGCTTTATAAGGGCGGTGTAAACTGTAGCCACTACTGGATGAGACAGACTTATCTAAGAAAGAATAATGAGAGAATATCTGTAGGAGAAGCTAGAGCTAAGATTATGGAGTTAGATCCTAGCCTTAGAAGTGAAGCTAAAATTCCTACTAATGAGCCAGAGGTCGCACAGATAGCCTCTGCTAGAAATAACTATTGGAGAAAATAATATGGCTACAGTACTATTTATAAAAAGGTCGGATATAGTAAAAAACAGTATCATTGATGGTAATGTAGATACTGATAAGTTTATTTATTTCGTGAAAATCGCACAGCAGATGCACGTACAGAATTACTTAGGTACTAAGCTCTATGATAAGATTACTAATGATATAGCTTCTGATACTTTAAGTGGAGATTATTTAAACATAGTTAATGAGTATATACAGCCTATGCTTATACACTTTGCTATGGTAGACTATTTGCCTTTTGCTAGTTATGAGCTAAAGAATGGAGGACTAATGAAGCACACCTCAGAGAATAGCCAAAATGCTACTAAAGATGAGGTAGACTTTTTAGTACAGAAACACAGAAATTTCGCTGATTTCTATACTAGAAGATTTATAGACTATATGTGCTTTAATAATGCTTTATTCCCAGAATATAACTCTAACCAGAATGATGATATGTATCCAGATAAAGAGGCAAACTGGGTAGGATGGGTTTTATAATATGGAGTATAAAATAAAGAAAGAGAATCTAAAAAAGATTATTAAGTACATTAAGAAAAAAAAGACTAAGAAATGAGTTACGGAAGCATATATACTAGTACTTGGTGGGGTTATGTAGAGGAGAATGGCTATGGTGGAATTTATTATAATCTTACTGTATGATAACTAAAATAGCATCAGCTAAACATAGTTTTAAGATAAACAAACAGAAGTCTGTACACAAAGATAAACTTGTAGTCAATTGGAGACATTATCATAGTGGTACTTCTACTTATACTATGTATGATACAGGAATGACTACAGCGTTTCCTTATGCTTATGGTACTATCCCTGTACCTTTTGATTGCTATGTTTCTAGTGTTACAATGACTGCAAACAAATATAGTAGCTATGGTACACCTACAGGAACAAGTGGAACTGTATATATATATAAGGGTTTAAATACTTTAGTTACTTCTAAAACACTAAGCTATACTGCAAGTCAAGGAATGGTATTAACATTTGATTTTGGTACTACTGCTCCTATTGATGCAGATGATAAAATTACTTTAAGATGGTATGCTAACGGAATTTGGAGGTATATGAATAGTACAACAATATTAACAGAAAGATAATGAGTAAACCTAAATTAGCACTAATACCAAGCGGATATAAAAGTGGTAAAGTATATTCTATTTTGCCTAATGATGCTACAGGAGATTTTGACTTTACAAGACAGTCAATAGGTACAAGAGTACGCAAAGATGGTTTAATAGAGGAAGCTAAAACAAGTGGCAGTATTACTAATTTACAGCCAAGAAGTGAGGAGTTTGATAATTCTGTTTGGATAAAAACAAGAACAACAATAACCGCAGATCAAGAACTTGCACCAAACGGAACAAACACAGCAGATAAATTAACAGGCGATGGCACAGGAACTTCTTATGTTTATGACGCTTTAAATTTTACTGCAAGTCAAAAATATACTATTTCAATATATGTAAAACCAATAAACGTTACAACGTTTTCAATACAAAAATTTTCAGGAGGATTTGGTGTAGCTTTTTTTGATTTAAGTACAGGTACAATAAGTTCTGCACCGACAGGTACAATGTCAAACCCAATTATTGAAAGTTTGCCAAATGGTTGGTTTAGATGTAGCGCAGAACATATACCGACAGCAACAGGGACACAAAATTATGGATTTGGGATACAAGATTATAACGGAGACCAATTTTATATTTGGGGTGCTATGGTTAGTGAGGGTGCTTTATCTGACTACATAAAAACAGAGGGTGCAACAGAAACTAAAAGAGTAGAAACCTTTACAGATGTACCAAGATTAGATTGGTTAAATAGCAACTGTCCAAGTTTACTTTTAGAAAGCCAACGTACAAACGCTTTTAAATATTCACAAGATTTTAGTAATAGTAATTGGACTAAAACCGATTTCACGATTTCTTCTAATCAAATAACCGCTCCTGATGGCACTTTAACTGCAAGTGAATTGTTTGAAACTTCTGCAACATCAGGTAAATTTTTACATCAAAATACAAGTGTTGCAACGGGAAATGATTATACAGTTAGCTATTTTATTAAATATCAAAATAAACAATATATTCAATTAACAGGTAGTACAGGTTTTAGTACGTCTTATGTAAACTTTGATATATTGAATGGCGAAATAGTAAGAAATTTAGATAATGTTGATGCAAGAATAGAAGATTTTGGTAATGGTTGGTATAGAATTTCACTAACTTTAGAAGCAACAAGCACAACAAGTGGTAGAATTTTATTAGTAGGTATAAGGGCGGCAACTTCTTTTAGAGCAGAAAGTTATACAGGAGATACTTCAAATTCTTATTATATATGGGGAGGTCAAATGGAACAAGGAACATACCCTACAAGCTATATTAAAACAGAAGCAGGCGCAGTAACAAGATTAAAAGATGACTGCCACTTATTAAATCAAACTTTATTTACTGATTATCCTTTTACAGTTTATGCAAAGGCAAAAGTAGATAATTTTTCAAATGTTGCTTTTAGTCTTATTGATAGCGTTGCAAGTAATAAATATCTATCTATTCAATTTACTTCATCATCACAAATAGGGGTTTTAAGGAGGGATGCTTCTAACAATGATAGTGATTATTATTCTTTTAGCTATTCAATAGGGGATACTTTAAAAATAGCTATTTCTTATATTAATAATACATCATATAAATTATATGTAAATGGAACAGAATTAGCAGATATAACAAGCGGATTATCTATACCTTTTGACCATAATGATATTAGTTTAGGGCAATTTAGAATTGCAAGTGATACAGGCACACGAAACAGTATCGACGATTTTAGGGTTTTTGATTATACACTAACAGATGCAGAATTAACAGAATTAACAACACTATGATAAAAGTAGGAAAATATATTTTTGATAGCGAGGCACAAGCTGAAACTAAAATAAAAGGTTTAGGAGTAGATACTGATGAAAATGGTAATGAATACCCAACGCATAACCACGCAATAGTAAGACTTGGGCACGAAGTAATAGAAGAGGGTGAAACTGATGCAGATGGTAATGTAATTAAAGAAACTGTATTGAGTGAAAAATACTTAATTGATGTAGTATGGAATGGAATAGAAGAGCATCCTTATGGTTGGAAGAGTTATGCAGTAACCCCAAGTGGAGAGCCTTTACATAACTTTTATGGTGTAGATTATTTAGAAAATAAAATGTAATGAGTGTACAAGATTTGAGAATAGCTTTTTTTAATGCCATAAGTTTAGGGGTAAGTTTTACTGCAATAGAAAATAGTCTAAAGATTATACTTTTACTTGCATCTATTATATATACTTTACAGAAGATATATGAAACTCATAAAAAGAAAAATGAAACTAACAAAGAACTTTGATCTAAAAGAGTTTGAGTGTAAGTGTGGATGTAAGATGCCTCTAGAGGTTTATGAGAATGTAATTAAACTAGCTGGAGAGTTACAGAAACTAAGAACTTACTTAGATAGACCTATAAAAATAAATAGTGCTTACAGGTGTGAGTCTCATAATTATAAGTCTGGAGGATCTAAAACCTCACAGCATCTACTAGGTAAAGCTAGTGATGTGGTAGTAGACAGTTTAAAACCAGCAGAAGTACATAGAATAGTAGAGGACTTAATAAGTATGGGAGAGATGCTACAGGGTGGTTTAGGTTTGTATGATACTTTTTTACATTACGATATAAGAAAGAGTAAAGCTCGTTGGGATGCCAGATAAAAAGACTTATAAAGAAAGAAATGGTACTACTAGAATAGGGGATGCTCTAAGATGGTTAGTAAAACAGGGGAAAGAAGTAGCTCCAGAGATACTAGATATAGCTGGTAATATAACTGGTATAGAACAATTAAAAGACCTAGCATCTAAAATAGAGGGAGATACTAAACTCTCTGAGACTGATAAGCAAATTCTACTAGAGGAGCTTAGGTATGATATGTTAGAGATGCAAGAGACTACTAAGAGATGGGTAGCTGATATGACTAGTGATAGCTGGTTAAGTAAAAATATAAGACCTCTAAGCCTCGCTTTTTTGACTCTTAGCCTCTTTGTATACATAATATTAGATAGTGCCTTAGATGGCTTTAAAATAGCTTCTGGGTGGATAGATTTACTATCTAGTTTACTGCTATTAGTTTATGGTGGCTATTTTGGTATGAGAAGTGCTGAAAAAATCACTAGGTACTGGAAAAAATAATTTCAAGTGGAAAACATATGATATACTATAGAGTATCTACTATATAGTATCTACTATAGAGTTAATATATATATAATTTTCTATATAGTAATAGCTATATAGTATCTACTATAGAGTAGTATCTATATAGTACTATATAGTATAGAATATAGAATAACTTTTTTAATATCCTAATTTATTTTTAAAAACTTTAGATTTACTTTTGCGTTATGCCTAGAAAAATGACTAGAAAAAATATAGTAAAGAAACTAGATACTGTATTTAGTGAGTATATAAGGAGAAAGTATGCTGATAAGAATGGTATAGTAAAGTGTTATACCTGTAATAAGAGAGCTTACTGGAAAGGAGAGGGAATGCAGAATGGACATTTCATAAGTAGATCATCTAGGATACTAAGATGGGATGAGGATAACTGTAGACCTCAGTGTTATGGCTGTAACTGTATGAGATATGGACAGCAGTATGTTTTTGCACAGAACTTAAATGAGGAGTTTGGATATGATAAAGCCAATGAATTACTACAAAAATCTAGAGAAACAATTAAACAAGCAGATTTTGAGTTACTAGACTTAATAAAATACTATCAAGATTTGGTAGAAAGGTTATTATAGCGTACATTTGTCTAGACTTATTTTTAAGTTTGTTATCATTGTTCAAGAGAGAGTGTCCTTAGGGATGCTCTTTTTTTTTGTTA